AATGCAGTGTGGCAAGTTGCAGACATCAAGCAGACCGTGGAAGATAAAATGTGGACGACTACTATAGTCGCGCAAGTTAGACCGTTGACAACATTATGATATACAACGAATCATTGACAGCAAATTACGGCGTATTCAACGAACTGGGTTCTGGTTCAACTATTCAACGTTATCGACCTTCTCCAACCATTGATGATTATAACAAAGGATATATCAACAGGTATTTTGTAAAAAAAGTAAATGAAAATATTATAACTGAGATATCGTATCAGTCATACGCTGGTGTTAATAAAAATTTATATAAACCGGTCGAATTACGATGGAAGATCTCGGGACCAAAGAATAACATATACAAGAACGGTGTACTGGATAAAGCTGGCGTAACAGAGCAAAACAAATTTGAAATTGAAAGAGTAAAAAAAGAAGACGGCGTCGATTTGTCATCCGCTCTACCAAATCTATTAGAATACTGGCGTGGTAGATAAAATAAGTTGACACTTTATTACAATGTGCCATATTAAATGTGTGCATATTGTAGAAGACAACAACGAACTTAAAGCTCTTTCACACGCCATATCTTGTGAAAGTGTGTATATTTCTTATGTATGCAACGATGCCGACAAGCACGTTTCCAACAATACGGTTTCGTTGCTGTTCTTCTATTTCTTTGTCAGCGACGATTATTGGTGCTTGCCTATTAAACACAACGAGGCGGTTTGTTTGCCAAACTCGTTGGTCGATATAAAGAAGACACTGAAAGCCAGTAAGCATCACAAGAAGATTGTATCCGATAAAAAGAACATCGTTCAGTTGCTTGGCGAAGACTGCGACTTTGTTGATATTGATGTATATAACTTCTTGGAGAATGGTGTGGTACCCGACGAACGTCCTACTACAAACGCCCATAGATTTGTACATAGCAACTTCAAGAATCTGCCAAACCTTAATTCCTGCGTTCCATTATACAAGCACGCCAAGATGTTTGTAGAACAGGTGGAGAAGATAAAGAACATACAAATCAATGACGTTAAAGAACGAGGATTTGTGTTTACAAACAACCATATGACCGACTTGTTTGCCAAACTTGAGTCAAATGGATTGTGCGTAAATGACGAGTTCACGGATGTCTTTGGTGAAGAACAGAGCAAGCATATCAAAAAGAACCTTGTATTCTCTCAATACAATCTTCTTACATCAACAGGTCGCCCTTCTAACCGATTTGGTGGTGTAAATTATGCTGCTCTTAACAAGAACGATGGTAGTAGAAATTGCTTTATAAGCAGATATGGCGACGACGGTATGCTCGTGATGATGGATTATAATGCCTTTCATCCTCGTCTTATTGCTCACCTATCCAACTTCCAAATGGACGCTGCCGAGAATCCATACGCATATCTATCCAAGTATTATTTCAACAAGTCTAATATCACGGACGAAGATGTCGCCGTAGCAAAAGGATTTACATTCACACAGATATATGGCGGTATTGATAAGAAATGGATTCATATTCCATATTTTAAGAAAGTTCAGGAGTATATTGACCATCGTTGGAAGTTCTTTGAAGAGAACGGTTATATAGAAACGCCGAAGTATGGTAGAAAGATCAAACACTGCCATATTCAAGACCCTACGCCAAACAAGCTGTTTAACTACATTCTACAGGCATTTGAGACAGAAATGGCGGTGGATGTTTTAGGTGACCTATTGAGTGACCTAAAAGACAAGAAGACACTACCTATTCTATACACCTATGATAGTATCCTATTCGACGCTCACAAGGACGATAAGATAGACACTATAAAAAGACTCAAGACCATAATGGAGCGCGATAAGTTTCCTGTAAAAGTGTACGTTGGAAAGAACTATGGTGATATGAAACAAGTATCTATATAATATTTATAATAAGCGTATATCTTATATATACGAATATTTATATATTATGGAAAAAAGCAAGATTATAGATGCTATATTAAATGAATGGGCGATGCGTTCGCCGGATGGTTTGTCGGGCGGACATAGCAAAGAAGAAAATATAGAAGCTCTCGATGAAATACTTCTTGAACATGACTTTTCATATGATGATATACACGAAATAATGACTGGTATTTTTGGAGAAGCGGAAGCAGAAAAGCAGGCCGCAAAAAGAGGAAGAAAGAAAGGAAGCATAACAAAAAAATTCGCACCATATCAGCTATTCAAAGACAAAAATAATCCAAAGATTATAAGAGTTTACAACCGAGACAAGCAAAAATTTGATTATGCCGACGGTACGATTTATCCGTTAGATTTGAGTTCGGATATAAGACGCACGCTAAAAACAGACACGGAAGATAATATTAACAAAGCAAGAGCCGCACTCAATTTAGAAGTTGAGAAAGAATGGAAGGGAATGAGAAATCAAAAACACGTTTCTGCGGGAAATGTGGACAGAATGAGAGGGGCTATTGAAAAATATGAAGATGACACCGGTAATTATTCCGCAGTAACATTATTCAAATCCAAATATGATTATTATCCGATGGAAAAAATCCAAGACGCTATGGATTTATATTCCGGAACATCTCGCGATGGAAAACTCGTAAAAGATCTGATTGAGGAAATAGATGAAGGTACGGCTCACGCTCCGACAGGTAGAGGCGAGATGGTGTTTGTATATATACTAAAAGGTATGACATCTGGGGGAAATCAAATGATGGATTTGGTTATAGCCGAAGCCAGACCCGACGTGTCCAAATATGGTAGAGAGCAGGGTATTGAAGTCAAAGAAGCAACAAACAAGGCAATAGGAATAAGCCTACCAACATTAAAAGGATACACAAATTCTGAATTTTATAAGGCAATAACCGAGTTAATTAACCTTGTTCATAGATTCGGAGATAACATGCTTCGCTCTGTAATTGATATTCTTGACAAAGCGGTGGAGGACAATACTAAAAAGGAAACATATAAAAATGAAATTTTGGCTTTCTTTGAAGATCCGAAATCCGGAGAAATTTCAATGGATTTAATAAAGGCACTAATGGTTGTATCGGCAGAATTGTCAAAAAATCAACCAGAGAAAAAAGATGGGGTTATGGATATAGAAATTGGAGGAGAAGAAACAGAGTTTGATATAAAAAACGTCGATAAAGTAAAGCAAGATATTGATGCAGCAAAGACACGGTCAAATGACAACGTTCGTTTGGACGTGGTCGCCAAGTATTCCAGAAGTATGCCAACCGAAGACATGGAAGTGGAGATGAAAAAAATAAGATTTTTCAAGGAACAAATCACACCGGCCAAAATTGATGATATGGTGGTCAAGCTCATGACCGATAAATATAGCAAATTGCTTGTGGTGGATAAAAGCAAGAGTGCCGCTCAAAGAGCAACATTGTATGATTTGTCCACCATGAATCAACTGAAATTCGGTTATCTTGGGTTTGGTAAGTTATATTTGATGTTACCAGGAGCTACCGAAAGCGATATCGAAGCAAGCAAGAAAGATGTAAAAACAACACAGTCAGTAGATTCTTGATTATGAATATACAAAATTTTATAAATGATGTAATTTTAGAAGCGTCACTGGATGCTAGAATAGCAGACGGTGTTCTTGATATGAAAAATCACGAACATATCTTGGTGTTAGCTGAACTTATGTACGACAAGTGTGGCGATGAAAACATTGTCAACGAGTTCGTGACAAAATTTATGGCAGAAGGAAAATATCCTGACCGCCAAGCGTTCAATAAAGAAGGTTGGCTTGTTACGTTTCCATCAAAGGAATATCGAGACGCTGCAATAAAAAAAGGTACACACTCTATTTCTGATCCTACTCACGGAAAAGGTGGAATGAATTTATATTACAAGAGAAGAGGTAAGCAAAAGAGACAAACTCAACAAGCATCAACTCAAACAGAGCCACAAAAAACAACAAATACGACACAGCAAGTTAAACAAAAGGTTCCACAACCGGAAAAACCAAAACAAGGAGTTGATGTATCAAAACTGGCTCCCGATGTACAACGTGCATATAAAGATGCGATAGGAGCCAAAGAAGAGCCTGCAACAACAGAACCAACACCGCAGCCAACAGAAAAGCCGTCAACAACAACAACGCCGCAGTCAAATGAGCCGACACAGGCTCCGGAAGCTCCAAGACCGGCAGAAGCACCGACAATTGATGTTCCCGTTGTAACAGAGCCTCCCGCACAATATGCGGATATATCAAAGAAGTTTGCTACTAAAAAAGGATGGATGGCTGAACCATACGGCGAATATAGAGATGCTGAAGGAAATACCGTCGCGGTTGTTGGATTAAGTGGTGAAGTTGTTCCTGTAAAAAGTAACGACAGAGAAGAATACAAACTCTTTGCGGAAAAGAGCAAAGTATAATATGGCAACGGTCAATGCACAACTTCTTTGTACGTTTGCAAAACAGCATACATATCAAGCTGAGATAGAAGCATTGTCTGAATATTACAACATTATAGAGCACAAGATATATGTTCTTCAAAGCGGCGCTAATAGAGAAGATATATTTCTAACATATAACGCAGAAAAAAATGGCAGTCAGTTTTATCCAAATACAATTTCAGTACACCGTAAGAAAGAGTTTAATATCATATACAGCATCAATGCTCTTAATGAACTAATCAAAGAGCAAAATAACGGTGTAATATCAAATACATTCCAGATAAATTGGGAAGAATACAGAAACAGTTTCATCACTGCCAGAGACGGTAAAGTTAAAATAACACCGACTAGATTGATGAAAATTTACCAGATTACTTAATATATCTGGACGAAAAGTTATTTTGGTCTATAGTTATATAGACTTAACTATTGACCAATTAACGATTGAAAAATTAGCCAAGTGCTTCTTATAGATTGACGATTGTCATTAATTAAGCCATAGTATTCAACATTGACCGAGTTGAGTACTTTTCAAATTGGTCAAACATATTAACAATTAACGAATAAATAATTATGCCATTAGATCTATCAAAGATTAAGTCGCGTCTTGATTCTCTCAAGAGCACACAAAACAAGACCACCGCTGTGTGGAAGCCAAATCCGGGCAAGAACGTAATCCGAATCGTTCCTTATGCCCATAATCCTGAAAATCCGTTCATCGAACTGCTTTTCCATTACAATATGAACGGTAAGACATATCTGTCCCCCGCTTCATTTGGTCGTCCTGATCCCATCGTTGAGTTTGCTAACAAGCTCAAGAAGAGTGGAGATAAGGAAGAGTGGAAGACTGGTCGTTCTCTTGAACCTAAGATGCGTACATATGTTCCTGTCCTCGTTCGCGGACTAGAGCACGAAGGCGTCAAGTTCTGGGGAATGGGCAAGCAGGTATATCAAGAAATCCTGAGCATCATTGCTGATGCCGACTATGGTGATATTACTGACCTCAAGAATGGTCGTGATATCGTCGTCGAGTTCAAGACTGCGGAAGAGACGGGAAAGTCTTTCCCAGAGACCACAATTCGCGTCAAGCCAAACCAGACCCCTGCGTTTGATCCTGCCGATGCGGCACTCAAGGAAAAGGTCAAGAACCAAAAGAACGTGACCGAACTTTTCCCAGAGTTGTCTTATGACGAACTCGCTGCCGTTATGGATACTTGGCTGAACGCTTCGCAGGAATCTGCTGAAGACGGCGAACCCGCTCCGGTACCTGCTCCTCAATCCGAGGAAACTGAGGAAGCTCCTGCACCAAAGAGTGCAACAGCTAAAGCCGCTGTTAAGGCACCCTCGAATACGAAGGCAATTGCCGACGAATTCAACGACTTGTTCAACTCATAAGTTGGACGGAGTAGTAGAGTAAATGATGATGGTGGTGCGCCAGAGGGAGTACTGGCGCACCACTCATCGTCCAAACTATATCCATTATGGAAAAAAAGAAGAAAACAATTGAACACGAGATGAACTCATCTCGCGATGAACTGGCAGAAGCATTAGCAGATTCCATCAATAAAAATAGCGACGGTAAAGTTGCTTTCTTTCTTGATGCTGAAGATGATCCTTCGCAGATTACTGACTGGGTTTCTACCGGAAACAGTCTTGTTGATTTGACCATCGCAAACCGTCCAAATGGCGGATTGCCCGTTGGAAGAATCACCGAGCTTACTGGTCTAGAAGCATCTGGTAAGAGCCTTATGGGCGCTCACCTACTTGCTGAAACCCAGAAGAAGGGTGGACTGGCAGTATTCATCGATACAGAAACTTCCGTATCTACGGATTTTCTAACAGCCATTGGTGTAGACGTTCCAAAGATGTTATACATCAATGTTGATACGGTAGAAGATGTATTTGATAAAGTTGAAGAAATCATCACTCTTGTTCGCAAGAGCAGCAAGAACCGTCTTGTGACTATTCTGGTTGACTCTGTTGCCGCTGCTTCTACAAAGAAGGAACTGGCAAGCGATCACGGTGCAGATGGCTATGCCACCGGCAAAGCTATTGCTATCAGCAAGGCGATGAGAAAGATCACGGGACTTATTGCTAAACAGCGTGTATGCCTGTGTTTTACCAATCAACTTCGTCAAAAGGTAGGATTTGTTGGACTTGGCGATCCTTGGACAACCAGTGGTGGTAAAGCCATTGCGTTCCACGCCTCGCTGCGCCTACGTCTAAAGCAGTTGAATCAAATCAAGAATGCAGACAAGCAGACAGTTGGTATTCGTACCAAGTGTACTATCGTTAAAAATCGTATGGGACCACCTATGCGAAGTGCCGAATTTGACATCTACTTTGACCGAGGCATCGACAACTTCAGCAATTGGTTGGAACATCTCATTGAATGGGATATTGTAACCAATGCCAAGAAGCCAAAGGTTGCAGGTGAAAAGAAGACAAAGAAGCAGTTGGAAGAAGAAAAGGAAGAAGATA